GGTACATGGGACTATGTTCGTTCTGCTCTGGCTGACCCAGTAAATTTAGTTAGCTTGGGTATTGGTAAAGTTTTTGCTAGTGGTGGAACTAAAGTCGGGGTTAAGGCTGCTCAAGTAATGGCTAAAGAAGCTATGAAAAGACAGTTAGCCAAAGGTGCTACAGTAGAAGTAGCAAAAGAGTTTGGAGAAAAAGTTTTTGCAAAACAAGCTGGTCGTATTAGTATAGAGGCTGGTAAACGTCTTGCACAAAGAGAAGGTAAGAGTACTGCTCGTAGAGAAGTAGTTGGCACTGTAGCAGTAGACACTGTGCAAGCGGTAGGAACAGCTTATGCTTATGAAAAAAGTATGGTACGTACTGGTGTGCAGGATGATATTAATGCAGCATCTTTAGGTTTAGCTGCTCTTGGGACTGTAGTATTGGGTGGTGCTGTTGGCGCTGCCACAATAGGTAGGTCAAGTAAAGATTTTTTAGGTACTGAGACCCTTGCTCTTGCTACAAATGTAAATAGACAGCCTCTTGAAAGTATGACTGATATGTTTGGTTTTAACTTTGTTGAGGGTGAAGAAGTAATTAAAAGAAGTACAAAACTTAATCCTGAGACTGGTATGGAAGAGGCTATACCAGCAAGAGTAATAGGTTTTGAAAAGGGTAAGGTTAAAGTGCAGCTTGAGGATGGAAGTGAACAACTTCTTAGGAGAGCTGATCTAAGGCTTGCTGATAACACAGCTACTGGTGGTAATGAAGGTAGGATAGCTGGGTCTGAAGGTTGGCAGGAGGCAGTATCAAGAGGGTATGCTGTTAAGCTACAGGAAAAAGAGCGCCTTGCTAGGGCCACTAGAGACCCAAACTCTCTGGGTCCAGTAGAACCTGAAAAAGTTTTATTAAATGAACTTGACGAAAAATTCTTTACTACTTTACTCTTAGGAAATAAAGATTTAAGAGTCAGAGGTATTATGGAAGCTATGGCTGAACAAGGCTATCACTATCAGCCAAGAGATAGGTATGATACAATTAGTCGTTTTGTAACTGATGCACTTAAAAGCACTAAGTCTCATGATATAGCGGGTGATAAAAATGTTGCCACAGTGTTTTTAAAAGAGTTTATGGAAGCTACAGGAATCCGTCAAATAAATTTAGGTGGGGCAACAGGAATTAAAGGTCGGGCAGATAGAATTGAAAATATTAATATAGATAATTTTGCAGACTATCTTTCTTTTAAGACCAACCAAAGTGGTGTGCTTTTAAATGCTTGGAGTCAAACGAGAAGAGTGTTAGGAAAGACTGATGATGATTTTGCTGACACAACTTATGACGAGTACTTGAGGGTTGCATTAAATTTAGAAAAAACTTTAACAAAGCCAGAAGAACTTACAGGTGTAGCAAAGTTTTTAGACACTTATGTAAATGAAGGTATAAGGGCGAATCAAAACAGAGTTATTAGGCTTCTTGTTTCTAACCCCTCTACTTCTGCGCTTAACTTAGTAGGTTGGGGCGCTGCTACAGGAATTAATTCTGTTGCTGATATAGGTGTTGGCCTTTCTCAACTGCCTGTTGCTGCTATGTATAAAGTATTAGGGAAAGAAGATAAGGCTACTGATGCTTTACGTGAGGCTAGTTCTTTGTTTATGGCTAACAAACAACGACTGAAAAACCTTCTTGATCCTCAAATGACCTACGATGCTTTTGAGGCTTTAGGCAATAAAAACCCTGCTTTATTAAAAGAGTTACGTGAGACTCTTAGCGGAGGAGTAGACGCAAGTAAAATTACTAGCTTTGATCCTAAGAAAAGTATGTTTGGGGCAAAGCTAGATCAAAGTGTTGATTTGATACAAACACTTACTTTCGTTAAAGCTCAAGATGCTTTTACAAAATCTCAAGAGTTTACATATCAACTAGATAAAAACCTTCGTAAAGATTTTGGAAAAAGCTGGTCTAAATTTTTTACTGATGATAATGCTGATGTAGCTATGGGTACTAAAACATTTAAAGATGCTGTTTCTAAGGCTGTTGTAGAAACACAAAAAGCTACTTTTTCTAAGTCTTATGCTGATGTAGGCCTGACACCAAAATTTATTGAGGAAATGCGTAACATACCGGGAGTAGGTCTTTTAGTACCATTTGGTCGGTTCTTTAATAACACTATTAACTTTATGGTTGAAAGTAGTGGAGGGGCAATGATCCTTAAAAAAGCTACGGGTAAAGCTTACGCAGGAAAGTCACAAAAGGAACTTGCAATGAGAGCCGCTATTGGCTGGGGTACTGTCTATGCCTTTACTGATAACGAGAAATTTAATCGTGAAGAGGGTTTAGCTTGGGATCAGTACAGAGATAAATTTGGAGCAGTAACAACACTCAAGTATGACTTTCCTCTTTCACATTTAAAAGCGGGTTCTTCTATTATGTCTTATCTTCTTGAAGGGCAGCAACCACCACCAGATATGTTGAAAGATATAAGTGATCAATTAGGCTTAGGTTCTATCACACGCCAGTTAAATCAAACTGTAGATGGTCTTGGTTCTACAATGATGAGTGCTTTGAGTGGTGAAGAAGGTGCAATGAAAGAGCTAAGTAAAATTGGTTCTAAAATGGGTAGTCAAGTTATTTCAGGTGTTACCAGAGCAGTAGACCCAATTAATCAGATAGTAGGATTAGCTAGGGGTAGTGATGGCATTGCTATTGACAGAAGGCAAAACAGTAGGTTCTGGAATGACTCTCTTCGTTACATGGATCAAATGATTGGTGCTGTTAGTGGAGACTTAGCCCCTCAAAGATATAAAGCAGCTACTGGTAAACAAGGACAAGAAACATCTAAAATTGTAGGTGTACGTGAAGTTAAACTTACTAATACATCTAAGATGATGAATATGATTGGTAAGGCCTCTTTTACTGCTGACTTGTCTATAAATACAACTGGCTCTGCTGAGGGTAGTAATAGGTATGCAGAAGTGTTTAATAGCTTTGTAGAATTTGGAGCTACTAAACTTATAAAAAGCGACCTTATGGATGAAAAAAAATACTCTTTACTTGAAAGACAAGATCAAGTTAAAAAAATAATGGAGAGTGCTAAGTCATCTACAGAATCTTTTATGGAACTAGGTGCTATAGAAAGCAACGATAGCGTTTTATTTAAAATGATAAAATTAGCTGGTTCGGCTGGTAGTATCAAGAAATTAGATAAAGCTGTAAAGAAAATGGGACACTTTAATTCTTTTGCTGACATTGCAGATATTGAGTCCACAACAGAAGCTTTGCAGCAACTATCTTTAATTGATGCATTTTTAAAAGCAGAAAAATATAACTTAAAGATGTTGCCTAGGCCTTACTAATCTTCTTCCTCTAACATAAAGTCTGCCCACTCATATGATGACCGTTTTACCTCAGTCATATTTAAAGCCCCTTTACTACCTGAGAGTATCCCAGCAAGAGCTTGTCCTGCTAGATACCTTCGGGAAGTGAGGGGCTTAAGTGTTCTAGGTGTACGTTTTTTATTGGTGTACTTCTTGGCTTCTTCGGCTAAGTTTTTTTGACTCAATGTTCTTTACCTTTTCTAAATTGAAGAAGTAGGATTTGTTAAAACCATACTCCCAATCTTTATTGTCTTTAGAGTCTTTACGGTAAGGGTTAGAAATATTACCTACCGTAAAGTCCCTTCTGCCTCGTTCGTATGGTTTCACTTATGAACCTCCTTCATAGCTTCTCGCATCTTTTGCATATACCAATCAGCCTTATCCATATCTTCTACAGGATTTTGTTTATACCTGTGACGATGTTGGTACTTAATCATATTACCGTGACAGTACGCAATAAACCCTTCAACTCCTAACACCTGTTTAACGTAGTCAATGCATTCTATCTCACCTGTGTTGTAATGTAAAGGTTTAGTTACAGGGTCAAAAGAATTATCTTTTGGTAAGTTCCACTTGGTCATGATAGTATTAACTTTCTGTATCTATATTAAAAGGTAATGAAAAACACTGGCTTACTGCCTTGGCATTATCATCTGGTCTTGACTTGTACAAACGTAGCATATCATGTTCTCGCCATGATTGGCAAGACTCTTCTGTTCTAAATGCCATGTTTGGGGCGTGTATTGAAAAAGAACTTTTTACATTTACTGGGTTAGTTAGTGTTATTGCTACTACATAAATCCAAATCATTTTACTTCTCCTTTTATTTACCTATATGGTTCTCCAAATATATTTTAGCTTTGCTTACTCTTTCAAGACTGTCTTTTAATCCACCTAATCCTGTGTTACAGTTACCACATAGCCACCCTCTGAATGTTTCAGTTTTGTGGCAGTGATCTAGCACCCATGATTGTAGTTTCTTCTGTCCTTTACTGCTTATTTCTTTTAGGCTCCTCTGGCATATAGGACACAGATAATTTTCATCAGGGTAAGTATTTAAGGTTTTTAAATGCTCTACTACATTTACTTGTTTCTTCTTACAGGACTTACACTTTCTTTTTATTTCTCCTGATGGCACACGTTGAAAGTTTTCAACAGGTTGGATTATACCACAGTCATTACACTCTAAGCCCCCCTCAAGTAGAGGAGGAATTAGATTATTAAACAACTCAAGTTGCATTAGGTAATATCCACCATCTCACACACATCTCCACTACAGGCCATTGTTTGCATACCACTGGTGTTGTCCTCTTGTTCATAGTCACCGAAAGCTTTCCAATCAAGTTTAACGGGTGACACATCACACATATCATAGAACTGTTCTCTAGTACACTCTTGATACGGCGCCTGTTGATATGTATGCTCATTGAATGGTAGGAAAGATACGCCTGACATTTCATCAAAGTGCTTGTACACAAATGCTCCTACTTCAAACCATTCATCAGCCTTGACGTTAATCGTAACACTAGGCTTATGCTCACACCAGTGACGCTGGTACATTAACCACATCTCTAGCTGTTCTAGTGCAGACATATCAGCAGTATGGATAGCACCTAGTGGTGATTGCATTGGGAAGCTGAACACTGTGGTAGCGTCAGGCTTCATTACGTCAGGCTCACTTGGTACACCTTGATCAACCATGAACTGTGTTAGTGGATCTTTATTGTCACCGCGTACAGTACGGACATAATAGGGAGAATGACGAGCATGTATTCCAGAAGCTGAATCAACCAGTTGGGAAACTGTTCCACTGGGCTTGACACAAGTAATAGCAGTGCTAACAGGGATAGAAAGCTTGTCAGCCCACTCAGCATTAGTAGTAACAGCCACATTTTTAAGATGCTCCAATGTTTGAGCTAATCCTTTATTAGCCATTGTCATCAGGGGGTTATCCATTATCCCCGTGAGAGACACACCGAGCAATCGTTCTGCTGCGGTATTGTTAGACCACACCTTACGCAGGTACGGAAAGTTGGTGTAGGTTGACTGAATGGTTCCAAGTATAGTTGCAATGCGGACTTTTCTTGAAAGGTCTTGCAGACTATCCGTGGCACGAACAACAACTTCCGTAAGATTACAGAACTGATTCGGGCGAAGGATGATTTCTGAACAAGGGTTTGTCCCAAACTCATAGCAAGTTTCTCTTCGTCCGTTTTTAGCTGCTTGCTTGACCGAAGCTTGTCTATTAAATACACCACGTTCTCCACTCCCACTTTCCATAAGGGCTGTCCACTCCCGCATGAACGCCATGCTGTCAGGTTTCTCAGTGTAAGATACGGAGTTGTTAGCCAAGGCTCTATGCCCTGCGTTCTCCCACCAGTTGCCTGACTTAGCATGACGCATACGGTCATCGGATAAATTTGATAACGAAATCATAGCACTACGACGAACACCACCTACTACCACAACCTCACCAATCTTACACATCAAGTCATGACACTCAATGCTAGACAGCTTACGGCCTTGTGCTGAACGGAATGTTGTAGTAGCAAAGTTAAACAGATCAATCAAAGGTGCAGGACCAGAGGCTCTACCACCGAATGTCTTGAGCCTAGCACCGGCAGGACGAACCTTACTAACATCCCACTTAGGGATTTCACCAGCCCATAGGAGTGCTAACACTTGCCTGAGACCTTTCGCCCAACCTTCTTTGCTGTCCTTAACCACGACAGTCGTGTCACTCTCGAAAAGAGTAGGAACATCAGGGAGTTTAGTAATGAACTGCCGCTCAACACTGAAGCCAACCCCAGTACCACAGAGGAGGATGAACATAGCCTCATCAAAGGACTTAGGGTCATCTACGGGTAGGTAGCTGCAGTTATACATGCAGGTGTTGTCACGCTCTGCTGCCTTACCCGCAGTCATTAGTGACCGCATACTAGGCATGACCTCAAGGCTAAGGATTGAGTTACGT